GTTTGTACAGAAAATTCTACCTCTATAAATTAATGTATTATCTGTTTTTGTTATATCTATATTGTAATAAATATTCTCTTTTAAATCAAAAATTTCAGTTATTTCTAAGTAACCACCGTTAGTAGTTGCATTTATATTAGTATCTGAAACACTTGTATTAGATTGTTCATTAGTAATAGTGTAATTAACCAAACTAACGTATTCTCTAGGTATAAAATTTAGTGTTTGAGGTGTTGCACTCTCTAATAAAATCTTCATATTAATATAACTAATTTTTTGTTTATCTGTTTACAATAAAAAAGGGTAAGCAAACCGCCTACCCTCTAAAACAAATTACTATGAAATCAAAATATTAAGGTGTTATTTGTACTGCGCTAACTGTAGCAGTTGTTGTAGGAATATCAACAGCTAAGAAATTAGCAGGAGCAGCCTCTTCAGCAGCCATAGTTAAAGTATAACCAGCAGCGTCACCTCTTGCTCCACCTGTTGCAATAGTACCACCTGTTACGTCAGCACCATTAGCTAATCCCATTACTAAATAATTATCATTATAATCTTGAACTATAATAGTAGGACTAGCCCATACTAATAGTTTTACTTCTTTGTGTGTAGCCTTATCTAATTTCGGTAAGAAAACCGATAAAGATTGTGCGAAAAATGAAGTACCATTACTAATATCTTTAGTTATAGTACCAGCGTCAAAGGTGTTATTATTACCTTTTAAATCAAATTCAAAGAACTCAGGAGTACCTCCAAATGTTGTGATAACATCCGTATCAGTAACATCATAAGTAATAGCACCTAAATCATCAGTAGTAGCAAAGATTTTTTTAATACCTCCTAAAGCATCAAAACATCCTTTAGCTCTACCTGTTGTTATATCACAAGCCATATTATATATTTATTAAAAAAGGGTGAGCAGACAAAACTACCCACCCTTTATATGATTATTAATTTAATTTATTATACTACAGCAGTTGTAGATAAGTACCAAATAATTTCCTCTGGATTAACATATTGTACTCCACCAGTATAAACCATTTTAAATCTAACTTGACCACTCAAATCAGTTTCATCCATGTCTTTAATTCTAATTTCGTTATGGTCTGACATTAAACCAGTTCCGAAATAAACGTTTTTACGTTGATAAATAGCAAATGTATTATCAGGTAAATCGTTATTTACAGTAAATGTAATTCTACCGTATTTTAATTCATGTGCTTCTGCTCCTAGTCCATTAGAAATACTTGGATTTGTTTGAGCAAAATCATAAGCTAAAGCAATATCAGGAGAAATAGAGTAAATAATATCTGGTTTTCTTCTTAATGCTACAGGTACAGCAGCTAAAACTTTTTCAATTTCAGAAACTACATTAGTTTTATCAATTGCAGCAGCTAAAGGAACAATACCATTGTTTGCTTTAATAACATTTGCATCAGCAGTAAATAAAGGAATTAAACCACCTATTTCACCATCTGTTGCAGCGTCACCACTCCAAATTTCATTACCAGTTGCTACGGCAGTATCTGATAAAACCTCTGTTAAAAATGCTTCTTCTTCATCTGCTGGTAACATGTCATTATGAGCAGAGAATCCCATAGAAGCAGTAGACCAAACCTGTCTATAATCTTCTTTACATAATTCCATCTCATTTTTAATCTTTTTAGGGATTAGTTCTACTTCACTTCTTGTAACAGCTCCTGTAGGGGTAAATCCACAAGAATAATCTACTTTACCGTTAGTGTATTCAATTTTTCTTAACGAAGCTTTATAAGCTACATTAGGTAGCACTGTAATAAGTCCTTTAGAAATAGTATCAGCTTCTTTAAACGCTTTACCTACAATTTCACCAGCTACTTCACCGTTGTAATTACTATTAATTGTTGCAGTTGTTGCCATATCTTTTATTTATTTAATGCTTGTCTTAATCCTGCTGTAATTCTTCCTTTAGCAGTTTTGTTTGTTGTTAATTTAACTTCTTTTACTTCTGGAGAATGTACAATTTTTTCAGCGTCAGGTTTTTCATCAACTTGTTTTTGTAATTCAACATTCTTAGCTTCTAAATCTTCTTTCTCTTTAGTGAAAGTTTTACTTAGTTCTGTGATTTTTTTAGATAGTTTGCTAAACTCTTCTTTAGTTGCGTATTCAGGTTCTTTAACCTCTACAACTTCTTCAGCTTTAACTTCTACCTCTTCAACAGGCTCTTCTGCTGTATCTGTCAAATCTACGATAGGCGCATTTTGAATTTCCTCAGCAGTAATAACAGGTTCTCTGTTTTCTTCTTTTACTTCTTCATCAGAACCGAAAAATAATTTTTCCATTCTTGAAAGAAACGTTTTTTTGTCTAAACTCATATTATTATAACTATTTATTGGTTCTTCTGTTACATTTTCGGTTAATTCTTTACTGTTTTTAACTAACATATCTGCAAATCTACCCTCTATACTAAATCCGTTTATTAAACCATCCTTAGCCATTTGATAAATACTATCATCTTCTATTTTCATAGATATAAGCCAAGTTCCTACCGGTACATCAATACCAAACTTAACAGACTTATCATGTACATTATCCTCTTTAATCCATGATTCCGATACGGTGTTACTATCTAATTGTATAGCGTGTTCTAACGTTGTTTCGCTTTGAAAACCATTCTTTAAAAACATTTCAGACGCTTTACGCACCGTATCTTCACTAAAATATACATTAAAAATACCAGACTTATCTTTTCTTGGAATAAGTTTGTTAGGTATTAAAGCAGCACCCATTAATATATGTTTATCATCATCTACAACAGCCATTTTAACATCTTTACTTAATGCTATCCAATCTGATTCTATTGCAGGATCAGAAACTAAAGATATGGCAAACACCCCCTTTTCTTTTGTTTCTTCATCTAAAAATAATTCGTATGTTTCCATTTAAGATATATTTATATAATTATAACTAAATATTTAGTTCATTGTTACATTTTAGCCGAATGTAGCGGTATCTGCTATTTGTCTATCTAAAGCTTGTTGAGATGTTACCTCGCTTGCTACTACAATAGCTTTAATTGGTTGTTGTGTTTGTGTACTTATACTTTGTGCTAATTGGTTTGTGTCTGAAGCTCCTATTACATTGAATTCTGGAGCAGTTTGAGCAATTGGAGCAACTCCATCACTAGAAGGAATACTAGCACCACCTCCACCACCTTTAACAGATGATAATATATTTTTAGCTTGTCCTGCTGCTCCTAATACCGCTGCTATTTGTGAAGCATAGAATATTGGAAAAGCAAATGCTGCTGCTGGACCTGTTCCCTTTGCTGATTTTTGAGCAATATCTAAAGCTTGAATAAACCCTATACCAGTACCTATAACAACTTCTGCTAAAGCTGCTGTTTTAGATGCTGCTGTACCTCTTTCAAATAGATTACTTATTTGACCTAAAGCATTACCTATTTGAGAAGCTAACATTAATTGAGCTTGTGCTTTTGCTTCTGCTTCTAATTCTGCATTTTCAATTCTTAACGCTGCTTCTCTCTTTTGGTTAGCTGTTCTTCGTTGTTCATTTTCATTAAGTACATCAGTTATATTTTCTTCACCAGTAGTAATAACTTCTAACTCATTATTAAAATCTGTTTCTATTTGTTCTACAGATGTTCTTGTTTCTTGTTCTTCAGCTTTTCTGCCTTGCGCTTTTAAAGATTCTAATTCAGATATTACAGTTCTTTGCCTTCTAAAAGATTCAGTTTGTAAATCTATTAATCTCGCTTTCTCTTCTTCTAATTTTTTAAAATCTTCAGCAACACTATTAGCTCTTGCATTTTCTCTCGCTGCAATAGTTACTCTAACTGCTTGATTCGCTAATTGTTCATTTAAGTTTTCTTGTTCTAATCTTTGAGCATCCTTTAACTTATCTATTCTTTGTTGTAGTGTTAACGCTTGATCTTTAGAATCGTTCCTTAATTCTGCTATTTGCTTTCTTCTTAATGCTTGTGTAACTATTTGGTCTATCTCTGTATCTCTTAATTTCTGAGTAGCTAATTCTAACTCTTTAGCTAAACGTATCTCACGCTCCATCTCGTCACCCATACCTTTTAAA